ACTCTCGTTGTCCCTGCTCTTTCCGCATCGGCAAACAATACTCTTTCGCGATTTTTCATTTTTCTTTCCTCCTTCGTTTTTTATCAATGATTGTGAGTGTTTTTGCGGCAGTTTTGCGGAGACGGACAATTGTCCGTCCCTACGGCGGCGCGCGCTTGGAAATAAGGCATCTCATGGGATGTCCGGTAACATTGCACCTTGTCGTCCCATGTGCACACAATATATCCCCGCCCTTGTTTGTACATGTATGTTTTTTTCATTTTTAAATCCTCCTTCATTTTTTACCTTTATACAGAGCAACAGCCATGCCATAATATTATAATTATAATAATAAATAGCAATACATAAGCAAATCAATAAGTTAAGGTGTAAAATAAATAAAAATACACGTGCAACTGGGCCCCCAAAAACAGCGCGCCGTGGTGAAAATAACCCGGAAAATGGCCAAAAACAGCCCAAAACAGGGCANGCAAACAGAAATTAATTAATAAAATTAATAACATAGTCCGAGGTGTGGGTGAAAATCACCAAAACGGGTGAAAATACCACAGAAAACGCTTGACAGGGACGATAATGCTGGTAAAATAGGGTCATGATGGGGTATAAGAGAAAATTCTCAGAAAGGGAAACTCCTGAATATAGAGAATGGCGCTTAGCGGTTTTTGATCGTGATGAATATAAATGTTTATTATGCGGATCAAAGCAAGAAATACATGCTCACCATATAGATAGATGGGCAGATAATGTTGCAAAAAGAGTAACAATTAGTAATGGCGCGACGGTATGTAAGTTTTGTCATAATAAGTATCACAATGGATGGAAATCAATATTTCCTTATGAAATAACGTCGATATTAATCCGGAAAACACACGGGAATTACGCCAAACATTATTTAAAGAAAGTAGAAGCGATAGCCCGTTTTTCAACATTTGTAGATGTTTATGAGGATTATTGGGAATGGAACAAGCGAAACGATAAAGCAATTGAAAATATTGATGCCATATTGGCATTAGAAACAAATGGTCGAATAGGTGCTATAAAATGGTAAACTATTCTATCGAAAAGTATTTAGAGAAAGGCGGACTAATAACAGTAATAACAGCGCAATCAAAGCATAATGCGTGGACAAAGAAAAAAAGGAAACCTATCCTTAAACCAGTGATCTTTATAGATCAAAATATCCTATCACAATTCAAATGCTCAATGTGCAGCTCAAGGTCATCCTGCACGGCTATCTGCCCACCAATAGCATGGATGATACGCCAAGTTGAATATGAACCGCCCAGAGAAGCATCATTAGATCATGAACCACTAAACAGCCGGGCACCAGCACAATTCAGCCCAGAAGCCGCAACTATAGAATGGCCACAAGTCGAGTCAACTGGTGTAACCATCATAAAAAAATATTTTACAGAACACAAAACAGCAAAACAAATAGCTAAAGAACTAAATATATCAATACAATATGTATATCGCGAGTTAAAAAAATACAAGGGGATAATCGTATCAAAAGCCCGTAATTTAGTTTAAAATTAGTTTATACATATAGATAATTACTAGCATAAAGGACCGCTGTCAGGCGGACAGTAGCCTCAGGGCCGGCGGAAGCCGGAAACAAAACAACGACCAGGAAGGCGGCAAGACAGCATGACCGCAGAATCAATTAAAAAAAAACAAATTACACAACAACCCCGAACAAAACATCCAACTGAGCTNCAACAAAAAATCATAGAAATAAACCAATCACATCCAACACTAAANAAAAATGAAATCGCAGCAGTAGCCGGGTGCGATCATGCCCACGTAGTCCGCACACTGCAAACATACGGATTGATTAAAAAAGATGTTGATAGCTACATCAGCAACCGCGCAGCAATATTCGCCGGGATGCAGCATAGATTATTAAGCAGCATCACTGAAGCGGACATTAAAAAGACGCCGGTCGGCTCCAGGGTGCTGGCCGCAGCCCAGCTCTACGATAAGGAGCGCATCGAGAGGGGATTGAGCAATAATGACCAGCCGATAATGGTCATCATCAGGGATCGGCAGCAACCGGCCAAAGTGGAGGGAGATGTGATCGACGTCACACCAGAGGCCCGGGATGAGGAGTAAAACTGGTTACATAATGCCCAGGCAACGGCTGATAATTATCAGTAAATTATCATCCACTAATAAAAACAATATGTTACGGGGCGTGAGTATGTCTCATAAGGAGTATTATGTCCACATGAAAAACAAGCAAAACACCGGTGGAGGGGAAGGCCAGAAAGGTATATGTTAAATAGTGTCCATCCCCTTCCTCCGTCCACGGCCAGGGCAACAGGTGATGATTACCCAACAAGCGGATGGGCAAGGGCGACGGGCAGGGAGAGGGCAGGGAAAAAAAAGAATGCTTATTCCAGGGGGAGTGATAGGGGGGATGCCCCTTCGATGGGGTGGGCTATCAATGACAATATCCCCATCCCAGACTTTCGATTATAAAAGGATGTTATGAAACGACAGGAAGAAAAGAAGGCTCCTGAATACAATTTTGATATTGATGTTGCCAAGTTTACAGAGCGGCAGATGAGCGCTGTTAGGGTGTTAGATTCTGGTGAGATCAAATATTTGTTATACGGTGGGGCTCTTGGGGGAGGAAAGAGTTATTTCCTTCGATGGATTGCAGTTCGGTTGCTGGTAAATTACGCTAAGGATTACGGGTTGGAGTATGTTCAGGTTATGTTGGCCTGTGAGGACTATCCTTCGTTGAAAGACAGACAGATAGGAAAGATGGCTAGGGAGTTTCCGGCGTGGTTGGGGACGATGTATGTTGATCACAGGGAATATGGAAGGTGTTTCATTTTGCACAAGTCTTACGGGTCTGGTGTGATTTGTTTGAGGAATTTAGATGACCCTGCCAAATATCAGTCGGCAGAATTTGCTGCGATATTAGTTGATGAGTTAACCAAGAACGATTTAAATACCTTTACCGACCTTCGGATGCGGTTAAGGTGGCCGGGGATACCGGATATGTCCTGTGTGTTTGTGGGGGCGACAAACCCAGGTGGGATAGGCCATTCTTTTTGCAAGGCTCTTTGGATGGACAAGATATTTCCTGATGAGTTTTTAAAGCCTACCGATTACTCAAAGACGTTTATTTATATTCCATCGAAGGCAGAGGATAACCCTTATTTGGATGACGCTTATTGGGCCGGATTGCAGACTTTGCCACCTCATTTAAGGGCTGCTTTTAGAGACGGGTCTTGGGATTTATTTAAGGGGCAGGCATTTCAGGAGTGGTCGAGACTTTATCATGTTGTTGAGAATATGAAATTCACCCATAAGGACGGAAAACAGAGGCTTTATCCAGAGGGCGCTCCTTTATTTATGACCTACGACTGGGGTTTTGGTGCGCCGTTTTCGATTGGTTGGTGGTGGATTGACTCAGACGGAAGGAAATACCGTTTTTCAGAGTGGTATGGGTGGGCGGGGACTCCTAATCAAGGCATGAGGATTTCAGATACCGAGATTGCGGCAGGGATTATTAAACGTGAGCAGATCATGGGTTTGACGGACATTGAAGAAAGACTTGGGCTGAAGGTTTATAATCCTCAACTAAGACGTTTATGCGATCCGACCTGTTTTAACAAGAAGCCTGATTATCGTGGAGGTGGTCAGATGCCTTCTACTGCGGAAGTATTTATGAACGCGGGATTGATTTTAGCCCCCGGTGATCCGTCAAGAGCCTTAAAATACCGCCAATTCCACGAACATTTAAAAGTTTCATATGATGACAAAGGCAAAGTGTGCGGGATTCCAATGATTCAGGTTTATTCTGACTGTTCGCATTTTATTAGGACAATTCCGGCGCTTATTTTAGATGAACACAATATTGAGGACATAGACACAGACTCCGAAGATCATGTTTATGATGAATCTTGTCATATCATGATGCAAAGGCCCGTAAGAGCTGAAAAAGTCTCAAGAGTGGTCAATAGACCACCGGAAACCATAAGTAAAGTTGCGGATTTGGAGCAAAAACAGATTTGGGAAGATGTGAAGAAAACGGAAGAAATGGAGAACGCTTTATATGACTGGTGAAATAATAACTGAAATTATCATTGCAATCCCTCTTTTATTGGTTATCGCCGCACAGTGTTACTTGATTCACGATTTGAGTGAAAAGTGGGACGCTAAGGAGAAAGACCTTCTGAATCGCATCCTAGCGAAGAATTACGAAACCTTTGTGCAGGGTGAAGTAGTTATGCGTGAACCACCTAAACCTTTGACGCCAGAGGAAATCTACGAGCAGCAGATTGAACGTGGTATCCCAGTATGAAAAAGGAAATCTTTGACAATAATGACAGCTTGAAGTCAGCNATAGACGGATTNTTTGACGACCGCTTGGACACCTCCCGGCANATGATGGAGCAGATCATCTCAAGAAATNTNCTTTATTATATTGGNGAACANTATCTTGAGTTCGTTCCGTCAAGCGGTCAATTCAGACGGAGAATGGNAAGTNCTTTTTTGCCGACGCCTGTATCTAATGAAGTGCGTGAATACGTCCGGTCAGTAGTTGCCATGCTGATGAATCAAAAAATGGTTCCGAGGGTATGGCCTAATACCGACGAGAAAGAGGATATTCAAGCTGCCGATGCGGGTCAGGCCCTGCTTGTTTCCTTAGACCAGGCACATGATGGACGGTTCTTTGATGAGAAAGAAAAACTCGCCATTCTCTTGTGTATTGCGGGAACGGCGTTTATGCGAACCTACGCAGACGCAGAGGGAGGTATTTGGCTTCCCGATAGGTCTAAGACGGGAGACGTTGCTACCGAGTGCATCCTTCCCTTCAACGTGCGCCTTGACACTCTTGGAGACAGTTTAGACCAGAAACGCTGGATCGGGATTCAGTCTTTAAAAGACAAGGAATGGGTTGAAGATACCTTTAAAACCAAAATAGAGAACAAAGACGAAGACAGGTCACAAATAGACTACCAGAGATATTTGAGCAAATTAGTCCAGTCCGTCAGTCCGTGGAAGGGCAGGCCGATTGTCGTTCAGTCCATGACCGACGAAGAAGACAACCTTGTTTTGTTCCGAGAGGTCGAGTTTGCGCCAACGAAACAATACCCACAAGGACTTTATGTTGTGTGTTGCGGTGGAAAAGTAATCAACGAACAAAAGAGGTTGCCTATCCAGTCCACTGGTGATGAATGGTATTACTCTTTGACCGACTTCCATCATAACAGAGTTCCGGGTAGGTTTTGGAGCGACCCTGGAGTAAATGACCTTATTTCCCCGCAGAACATTATTAACGAGATTGACCAAGCACTTGCCATTAACCGCAAGGGAATGGGACGACCGAAAGTCCTTACCCCCGGCGATGTCGGTTTAAAGAAAATCGGACTTGGCGGACATGGGTTTATCGCTTTGTCATACAACCCCATTATGGGGCTGAAACCGGAATTTAGAGAGGGGAAATCTTTACCGTCTCAAGTCCTGGAGGAAAGGAAATTTCAGAAAGAACAGATGCAGGACGCTTCCGGCGACCCGAAGAACGTCTTGAGAGGCCAACAACCGTCAGCAAACGCAAGTGGTGTTCTAACCGAGGGATTGAGAGAAACAGCAGAAAGAGGACGCTACCCTGACATTGAGAGATTCAATAGATCATTATCGAGGGTCTATAAGAAACGTCTTTTAGTCGCACAGGAAGTCTTTACCGAGGAAAGACTAATAAAGACTTTAGGTCGTGGAAGTAAAGTCAAGATTACCAAGTTCAAGGCTTCTGATTTACGGGGAAATACTGATGTTCGCCTGGAACTTGATTCCGGTTTGATTCAGACCAAATCCGGCCAGTCGCAGATGTTCTTGCAGATGATTCAAAACGGATTCTTTGAGGACGGGAAAATATCTCCGAACGTCCGACAGGAAATCTTACAGAGATTAGGCGTTTCGACCTTTACCGACGAGGTAAACAATGATGTTGAACGTGCCGAGATGGAGAATGTATCCGTGGCTGCCGGCGAGGTAAAAGTCATGCTTGCCGGACCGAACCCGGAAAATGGAGAGGATGAAGTTCTGAATCTTGACCCGTTGTTCAAGTATGACAACCATATTGCCCATTTTGAGGCGCATCGTAAATACATTATTTCTCCCGAATTTGCTGAATTGCCGGAACGGTATCAGCAAATCCTTATTGCTCATACTGATTTGCACCAGAAGATGATTTCAGACAAACCGCCTGATATTAGAGATTATGTCCAGATTGACAAGATACTCTTACCTGGTGTATTGAAGGAAAGCGAGAGGGCGCAGGTGGTCGAGAAATATCTGGGTATTACACCGGGTGATGAACCTATTGTCGGAATCCCTGATGCGGATACTTTCATTAAGACCAAACAGAAGATAGCCTCCGAGGAACAACGGAACGATTTGAAGGATAAAGAAATAAGAGCAGACCTTTTAAAAACAGGAATGACCAATGCCATATCACTTGAAACAAGTAAAGGGCGGGGAGAAGGTAGTAAGCCCCAATCACCCAAACGGGTTCAGTAAGAAGCCTCTTTCGCACCGTGAAGCGATTATGCAGTTGAGGGCGATACTGATAAACACCAAGGGGAGAAAATGAATTTAGGTCAAGCAAAAAACCTACTGAAAAACCCTGACTTTATGAAGTGGTTTAGGAAAAGTCCCGTTAAAGATGAATCGGGTGTCCCGTCGCGTGTTTTTCATGGTAGCGGAACAAGTTTTGATGAATTTAAGACTAACGATATAACAAAGGCAATGTTTTTCGCAGATATGCCATCAATGGCTAATTCTTTCAACAAGGGAACTGGAAAGGGGTTTACAGAAAAACTTAAAAATGGGCACGTTATATGGGCAAAAGAAGGTTCACAAACATATCCGGTTTATCTTTCAATGCAAAACCCAAAAATTATAGATGTTGAGAAAATTAAGAATTTTCACAATACGGATTTTGCAAAAGAAAAAATAATAAGTCAGGCAAAAAAAGATGGACATGATGGGGTTATATTCCAAAACATAAGGGATTATGGTGATTATCGGTTTGGTGAGGGAATTTCCGGTAATGTGTATGCAGTCTTTAATCCAACGCAGATTAAGTCGCAGTTCAATAAAGGAACTTTCGACCCAACAAATCCGAATATATTAAAAACTGCAACAGCCATAGCCACAGGCGCAACGGCTTTAGGTGTTATGGCTCCAGAAGAATCCGAGGCCGGCGTAAAAGACGTCCCCAAGGTCTTAAAAGGTCTTACACATGAAGCAAAAAATATCCAAAAGAAACTTCTTTCTCATTTTGGGACGACACAAAACCCAAAAGAAGCAGGATATATTTTAAATGATGGTTCTATGCTTGATTTAAGTGGAAGACATTATGCCTCTGGGTATGTTAATAAAAAACAAATTGCCGGTGAACCTGATTATTTGCGTGGTAAGCGCAATGTTGACCATAGAGAATTACCGGAAGAATTAGACTTTACGGAAGTCCAATCAAAAGGAAATGTTCTTAGGTTTTCTGATATAAATGGAGATTTGAATGTCCAATTAACAAAAGGACAAAACATAACAAACAACCAATGGAATACTTTATCTAAAATAAAACAGAGAGAAAAAGGGAAAATTTACTACGATATTAGTGACCTTTCAAAAGATGCTACATTAAGTTCCGGGGAAGCAAAGTCCATTGAACATTTAAAAAATATTTCAAAGAAATATTTACCAGTTGCGACCATAGCCACAGGCGCAACGGCTATGTTATCCAAAGATGCCCTTGCTGCAAAACATAAACAGATGGCTGAAAAACAAGCCCTGCAAGATGCTTATAGTCCCGTGGACATGGTTATCGCGGGGGCTACCGGAGGGACTACAATGGGATTGAGGGCTATATCCGCATTGGCTGACCCTGTTATCAATTACGCCATTGACAGAATGTTGGGTGACTAATGGAGAAACCTAAACAATTATTTTTATTTGCTTTTCGGTCAATATAGTTGACCGCAAGGACAAAAAAACTAAAAGGAGAATGAAAATGGAAGTTAAGGATACCGAAATCGTTGGGGCGGAACCAACAAATAAAGAAATCGAAGCACTAAAGGCGGATGTTAAACCGGATTCGCCACCGGATAAGGATGCAAAGCCGGATTCATCCACCGAGCAACCGTGGCACAAAGACCCACGATTTAAAGATGAGCTGGGACTTTTAAAAGCGGCAAAGAGTTTAATGGAAAGGAACGGGTTGGAGTCCGTTGATGACTTGGTTGAACTTGCGGAAAGCGGCCAGAAAATTAAAGGCAAACAAGTTGACATAGACCGTCTTGATGAAATCCAGGCAAAGGCCGAAAAGTTAGACAAGTATGAAGCCTTCTGGAAAGACCAAGAAGAAAAAAAGAAACGTGAAACGGAATACCCCGAACAGACTATTGCCAGACTTGAAGACCAACTTAAAAGGAAGGAAGCCGCCGACAGGCACAAAGAGGAAAGTCTAAGACAACAGGAGGCGGCTCAACAGGCTTTAAAGAATTACGACAGAGAAGTTCAATCTCTTGTGAAGGAAATGGAACTACCCAAAGAACAACAAACTTTTACTATGGAGTTTATGGGGGTCAACAATCCTTTCAACGAAATTGATATCACCGATAAGAAAGCAATCAACAGAATGGTTGCCGACCAAAAGAAGAAACTTGAGGCTTTTAAGCAGTCCGTCATTCAGGACTACATAAAAGGAAAAGGGGACATACCCAAAGTCGGTTCAACGGCGGGAGCCGCGCCGATCAAGGACAAATCAAAAATAAACAACCTGGCGGATGCTCGAAAGGCGGCCATTGGGTTGTTCGGAGGATAAAAAATGACGACTTATGCAGATACAAGTAATTTAACCGAGATTCTCAAAAACGTCTATGGTGAGGGTCTTACCAATCAGTTCAATGACGAGAAAATCACTTACAACCAGTTCCCGAAATCAGACCGGAAACCAGGGGGCAAGGGATACGTCTTCGGTCTTCGATATGCGCGCGCGCAGGGCGTGGGTGCAAGAGGCGAGTCCGCTATTCTGCCTGATCCGTTGACCGGAAAGAAAGATCAGGGAACCATCACCCCGAAATACAACTACGGTTCTATTCGGATTACAGGCCCCGCAATCGAAATCGCAAAGGGAAATGCGGCGGCTTTTGTTGATGGTCTTGCCGATGAAATTGAAGACATTTACCAGAGCGTCATCGTTGACCTCAACCGTCAGTGTCATTGGGATGGATGGGGTCAGTTAGGCCGTCTGTCTGCAGGCGCTTCCTACACCGGAAACGCTACATGGGCAGGCACGTTTGATGACGACATGGGCGTTCGTTATTTCCAAGAAGGCCAGTTCGTTGATTTCTATGTTAGTGCAGGCGCCTCTCTTGAAGGCGATACGACTGCGACTTGCGCCGCAGGTTGCCGTGTGCTTTCCATCACGCCTTCGACAAATGTTATCATCTTTGAAACCCCGTTAGCGGCTTATCTGACCAATCACCCGACTGCTTCCGGATGCACCAATACCAACGCCCATTCAATCGCTTCCGGGTGCATGGCTGTCAAGGCCGGTATGAGGGCGATAACAGGATGGGCTTCCAGTGGAACCCCGACCGAAATTACGGGTCTGGGGGGCATCTACGACGACGGGACGGCTCTTGCATCCTTTGAAGGAATCACCGTTGCAACCTATCCAAAATGGAAGGCCAATATCATCTCAAATTCCGGTGTGAAACGGGAACTGACGTTAGACCTGATGATTAACGCAGTTGACCTCACCCGCATGAGAAGCGGCATGAAAGTGGATAAAATCCGCATGGGATTGGGACAACGTCGAAAATACGCCAATCTGCTTATGCCAGATGTGAGGTTTGCGCCAACTGTCTTGAAGGGTGGTTACGAAACCCTGACGTTCAGTGGCGGAGACGGGACAATCGAAATGCTTATCGATCCTGTATTCCAGCCGAATAAGATTTGCTTCGAGCCGAATGGCATCATCAAGAAATATGAGTTGACGCCTTTGGGTTGGGGCAATCTTGACGGCAGCCAGCTTCACCAAAGGGCAAGCTATGATGAATGGGATGCCTACTTGCGGATCTACAGCCAGATCGGAGTCGAGCAACGCAATTGTTTGACCATGATTTCTGATTTAACCGAACCCAGCATGTATTAATTTCTTTATTGAAATTAAGCAGGTGGACGGTTTTTGACAATTAACTTGGGGAGCGTCCTACGATGAAGTGGGATGCTCCCCTTAACCAGTATCCACTTGAATGTGGGGCAAACTATGGAGGATGTAAAATGATTAAAGACAGAAATATTGCGTGGGATGCAGCAATCAATCCGATGAAGATTTTGGGCGCAGGAATGGAGCCGAATTACGGTGGTGATACCTTTTATGTATGCAAGGCTTCGTTGACGAATACATACAACTACCTCTCCGGCAAGGTTCCCGGCGATAGAATCTTTACGTCCATTGCCGAAGCCGACGCAGCGATGACGGACAACGTAAATGACCGTTGTTTAATTATGGCGGGTCATACGGAATCAAGTGCCGTTGAAATTGCACTGACTACCGTTGGCGCTGAATTTATTGGCTTGGGCAGAGGCCCGTTGCGCCCTACGTTCACCACGACAGGCGAGGTCAATGCAATCAGTTTAGATGGTAATTATCAGACTATTGCGAATATTGGGTTTGCAGTCCCGGGCATTGATACCGTTCCCGCTGATATTGATGTAGTCGGGGCCGGGTGTCAGATTCTCAATACTTATCATCTTGGCTCAACAAGTGGTAAGAACAAAGTTGACATCATCACCCTGACGGCTACTGCCAACGATACGTTGATTAGTGGTTTAAGGGCTTATAACACAACCGTTGAACAGACCGGCGGTATTATTAATATCGAAGGAGCTTGTTCAAGGATTGAAATCGCCAACTGCTTCAACTTTGATTCAATCGGTATGGCTTTGGGTGCAATCTATGACGGGGCAACCGCGCTAGAGGCTTACATTCATGACTGCGCGTTTATGAATGCAAAGGCTGGGACGGTAGTTGTTGAGTTTGGCAACAACACCACAGGCATAATGATGGATTGCTTCGTTGTTGGCCGCCACACGACCATTATGAGCAATATCACCCCCGGAAGCGGAATGAATTTCTTTAATGTTAAGGGCGTGGAAGAAGCCGCTAAAAATGCGATTTCTATCCCTGCTGATGACGCAGAGTAAGAAAGGATTAAATATGGACGTAAGACCTGAACGCTCCTTCCTTCGTGACCTTAAAAACATGGACAGAAGGTTAGGGTGCAAATTCAATGGCCAGAACTTTGTGGTAACCTATGACCGTGGCTATGGTGAACCCGTCAACGTCCTTCTTATCAAGAGGGACGATAACGGGTTCCGCCAGCCCACGGGCAGGGACTTGGAAATTCTGAAAGGTGGAGACCTTGCTCAAGGCGAAAGCATGGACTTGAGACTCAAGAAAATAGCCTATGCCTGTTACGAAATGCAAGAACAAACAAAAAAGAAACACCGAGAAAATATCCGTGATTGGACAAAGGACGATAAGAACTACTTAATGGACAAAATCGGAAGGATAACAGGACAGGGGAAACCCAGACCAGCTTACAAACCCATTTCTCACAAACCGGGGAAGAGAGTGGTGGCGACTGCGTGAAAAAAGAAAGAAAAGCAATTACGACAATAGTTAGTGGTGAGAAATATAAAGCCATCTGGGAACGGGTTGAGTCCTACTTCATAGCCTACGCCGAGAGATGCGACGCCGAATTGATTGTAATGAGCGAGGGGGATGTCCCCTCTGCTCATTGGTTGAAGTTCGGAATGTATGACCTTCTACACAAGCAGTTCGACAGGATTGCTTTTATAGACGCGGACATACTCATAAGGCCGGACACACCGTCGCTCTTTGACATAGTTCCCGAAGATCAGTTCGGGATATTTAATGAAGGGTTCTACACTCCGAGATCAATGTGCATCCACGAAGTCAAGAAAGTCTATAACGTGGAATTGCCTAACTGGAACGGGGCCGATTACTACAATACCGGAGTCATGATCGTATCAAGGCAGCACAGGCATATCTTCAAGGTCAACGGCGAGATTAAGAATCTACGCAACGCCTTTGGAGAACAGACCTACCTCAATATGAGAATCATGCAATCAGGCGTGAAGGTCTTTCCCTTGCACTTCGATTTTAACCGCATGAACATTCTTGATCGGCTTACCGGAATGACACGGCTCAACAGTTATCTGGTTCATTATGCCGGGTTTGATTTTCAGTTTGGAGAGGGTTCAGTTCTAAAGGCTTTGGACAGGGATATTGAACTCTGGAAGCAGAACCCCGAATACAAGTATAAGCGTCAACTCTTTATCTGGTCGTTTGGAGGACTGGGGGACGTAATCTGTGCGGAACCTGTTATTAGGTTCATAAGAGAAAAAGCCTATCCCAACGAAGACATTTACGTCATGACCCGTAACCCTGAACTCTATGCCCACATTCCAAACCTTCATATCAGCGACGAATATCCGAAGGGAGACTTTGACGCAGTCTATGAGATGAATACCCACTTTGTCGGCCATAACCAGTTTCATGCCCTGGTTCCTCATTCTTTAGTGCATCCGGTGGACTGGATTTCAATGGCAACCATGGGACGGCAACTGACCGACCCGGAGAAAGAGATTCATCTTCAATATACTGACGAGGACTTGGAAGAAGTCAAAAAGATTTATCCGCAACCCGAAGAACTGGTTTTGATTCACCCTGGGAGGGGATGGGAGACAAAGACATTTCCGAAAGAGTGGTGGGAGCAAGTCATTACAGGGATAAGGAGCGCAGGATGCAAAGTAGCTTTAATCGGGAAAGAAATAAACAGCGAACATGGCTATGTGAAGACGGATGGGGAAATAGATGCAGACTTCCGAGACAAAATTTCAATAAAGGAACTGATAGCCCTTATAGCGAAATCCCAATTATTGATTACCAACGATTCAGTCCCGGTACACATAGCGGGGGCTTTCGATACAAAGATTATCCTGATTCCATCGTGCAAACACCCTGACAGGATTCTGCCCTACCGAAAAGGAACCAAGTATCACAGATCTAAAGCTCTTTATAAAAAGATTGTGGATGATGACCATGTAACCACTCCGACCTCAACGATAGGTTGGAAGATGGGAGATTGGCAGATTGGGCATTTTAAACCCGGTCACAAGATTGAAGAATACATCCCGGAAGTGGATGAGGTGATAAACGAAACGATTAACTTCTTATGTGAGTAATCATATTGGAAGATTAAAAAAAGGAGAATTAAAAATGACTAACAATGGATTGGATGTAATGTTTCAAGAACAGATGGGGATGGTGGTTTTAAACCCGACTAATGAAGACTTCGACATGCAATATGCGGGGATTTCCTTCACTATTAAATCGGGAGAGAAAAGAACCCTGTCCGCTGCGGCGGCGAACCACATCCTTAACGCTTTCACACAAAGAGGACTTTGCTATTTGGCCTATGGAGCCGATGAAGTGAAGATTGCTGAACAAGGCCGGCAGAGAAACGATGATTTCAAGAGAAAACAGGTGAATGAGTTTAACATTCGCAACGAAAACCGGAAAAACATGAACATGGGCTATTTACCGCCTACGGACAAGATCAAGGAATATGCGTCCGAGTTAGCTATCCAGTTGATGCAGCCCTACGCGCCAAGGGATAACGAGAGAATCAAAATGAACTCACAGGATGGCGAAATAGCGAGCCTGAGGCAGACAGTTGCCGACCTGACGAACCTTGTCAAAAGTCTTATAGAAAACAAAGATCCTCAACCGGCATCAGAAACGAAGCCAAGGGGCAATCCGACATGGGTGAGAAAAGACAAAGAGGGCTAGATTTGGAAAATATCTACGAACCAGAAACCTTGAGGGTATTTGACGCAGTTCTGAAAGAGGGTGATTCAGTAATTGTTGCCGGGGCGCATCAAGGTTTTTTTGTGTCCTATATCTCAAAGTTAGTTGGCAAGACCGGAAAGGTCTATGGCTTTGAACCGGAGACAAAGAACTTCCAGTTATTGAAAGAAAAAGTCGGAGACTTGGAGAATGTCGAGATATTTAACATAGCTCTGGGCGACAGGGAAGCCAATGCCAAACTCTATTTCAATTCCGATAATGACGGCGGTCATGCTCTTTGGGATGTTTCGCAAAACAAAGAAAACGTCAAGACCAAAGAAAATTTCGTCGTCGAGAAGGTGGAAGTCAAGACCCTAGACGGCCTATTTCCCGATGGGATTGAGAACCTTAAACTTATCATGTTGGACGCAGAAGGATCAGAACATTCCATTTTAAAGGGTGGGATAAATACCATCATTGATTCGGAAGTGCCGTTCATAATTTGCGAGATCAACGATCTTGCTCTGGACAGATGCGGAACTTCACAGATGAACTTAAGAAGCTATTTGTCTGTTTATGGTTTTACACCTTATGCCATGAATGAAGAAAAAGTCGTGGACGTTCACAAAGACAAAGTAAAAGCGTTTACGCCAGACTTAAAACAGGAAGTGGTTTTTAATATGTTATTTTCGCGCAGGGGTAAAGTATGAACTATCCGGGAAATTGTTACAGTATTTTGCAGAACATAAGATATGCCATCAACGAACACTCAATGGCGATGGTNCAGGGGACGGATACTACAGGGGCGTTTCAAAATTCATATCTAATTTCCGAGATTAATAAAGCCCAATACTTTATTTATTCGATTCTNTTTAATACNATCCCCGATCTGTTNCTTACCAGCGCCCCTCTTACGTTCAGTGCGAGCGTGGCCACATTACCAGTTGATTGCTTCAAGATACGGGAAATTGATGATTCCGAGGGTATCCCTTTGACAGCGATTGACATGGGTCAGAGACACGTTGGTTCTTATACCGGAGACAAATACGCTTATTACCGATATGGGAACACGGTCAGAATTGACAGGGATTCTATCTCTGAAACCGGAACTATCTGGTATTATAAAAGATTGCGTGAAATAACTTCCGGTATGTCTTCGGCAGGTGGGGCGTTGAGTCTTACATTAGCTTCTACGGCTAANGGAATTGCCGACTATTACAACAGCATGACCATCGAGAACGTAACCGATAATTGGGTTGATACTATATCTGCTTACACGGCTGCCAGGATNTGCACACTGGCCGCACAGACAGGTGCCGCTTCTAAGTATTACGGAATTGTGTCCGAATTGCCGGAGATATTCCACGGTGTCTTGGAAGAACGAGCCATTNTCCAAGTCAAACAGCATCCCAANGCTCCCTTCAANATTACCCAACTGGATTTGCAATTAAACATGGAGAACTTAAGATCGNCTATGATTTCCTNCGCCGGAACGACCACNGGCGACATCAATATTGACAATACTATTAATGACTTCGGTGATTTATGATTAATGGCGAACAGGTTAATTTAATAAAACCCCTTGATTTTCAACCCCTTGAAGGCGGCATTGATATTGTCCGTGAAATATACCAATTACCCCTGGGTGGATTTTCAGAGATTGTCAATTTAAGACCTTTGAGGCCGGGATTTGTCAAGCGTAAAGGTTGCGCCAAGCTGAACACAACTGCTGACGGTGTTAATAAGGCCATGACGCTTTTCGGGTTCTCAAAGGGCAAACAGAGTCAGATTAAGTTCTTTGCCCAGATGTCCGATGGGAATGTTTTACAGGCCACCAACAACCCCCCGACCGTAGGAACAACCTTTGGTTCAAGTGTTTATAATACTACCGGTTCGATGTTGCCTGCTTCGTGGGCGGTTATTGACGACCATCTCTTATATGCAGATGGAACAGGATATCCAAGAATATTCAGCGGGGAAACTGAACACGTTTCTAACTTCATCGTTTATAAAGGCGCCACTGCAATTCCAGACGTTCCAAAGATGGGAAACGATTACTCCATTGAAGTTGCCGATAACGATTCAGCTACTGTGGCTGTTCTGGATTCGCTGGACACACTTGCAAATTATGACTGCATCTTTATTAGGACAGAAACCCCCGCAGATACATTAACGTGGACAATTACAAAACCAAACGGCAGCGCGGCAGTCGCGCAGATGCACTATTGGAACGGAGCATGGACGGGAGTAACGAGTTTCACCGATAACACAGCTTCAGGTGGGGCGACGTTAACTACCACCGGGGCCACAATGACTTGGACAATGACCACAGACCATCAACCCAAGTATATGTTCGGGGCGAATGGATACTGGTTAAGATTTTCTCTTGCCTCCGGTGCATTGGGTTCTGAGGTTGAAGTAAGTGAAGTTACTTATAATTCCGATTGGATGACGATTCAATCTTTATGGGACGGTGTTCCAGTGGCTTCAATCGAGGCTTATGTCTATATCAATTCAACCGCTACATATCAGTATTACGCTTCCGATGTCGTGGAAATCGGCGGACTGACTTCGAGCGATAAGTTCTATTTCAATTCCGTTGATCCTATCAGTGGCTTTTATGCCTCCGTAGGTGAAGTCCCAAACGAAACCGCCGCCACCACGATTGCAGTCAAATATTGGAACGGAACAACTTTTGCTTCCCTGACGGTAAATGATTCCACAATAGTTGATTCCAAGTCCTTTGCCTCCGACGGATGGGTGACAGTTAATCATCCTGCCGACGAACAGCCCACTATGTTTCAGAGTTCTAATCAATTTACCTACTGGTATGAAGTTTCTTTTGACAAGACCCTTACCGCCGATATGGTTGTTTCTATCGAGACGATGCCTTATTTCGATCTTAATTCAATGGGCAAGTGTTATGCCCTTTCATCCTTTAAACAACGTGCGGCCTATTCTTTCGAGAAAGCGCCGGGATATATTATGATTTCCAGCGCATATAATCCAATGGTTATCAACGGGGATGATTCAGCACTGCAAGATGTTGGAGACGGCAGAGCGAACAGAGCTATCTGCATTAAGAAATTCTACAATGAACTTTTAGTGTGGCAGGAAGAGAAGGGCAAGGACGGGGGATGTTTGACGCTTATAGAAGGTTATTCGCCATCTACCTTCGGGAAGAGAGTTCTTTCAACCGTTTTAGGGACATTCTCCGCCAAGAGTGCCGTAGTTATTGAGGATGTTCCCAATGTTGATCCGAATGAGAAAGTAGTCAGAAGGGCTGTTGCAGTGTTTCTTTCACGATACGGCGTCTTTATGACTGATGGTAAGAACATCGTCTGTATCTCAACCGACATTCAGGATTATTTCGATTCCAGAGAATCAGTCTGCATCAGAAGGGGCTACGAGTCCGAACACTGGGTGGACTACGATTCTTTATATAATGTGGTCAGGATGGGGATTGTTTCCGGTTCGACCGCCGAAGTTCCCAATGTCTTTCTGGTATATGACGTAAAGACAGGCAAATGGTCAACGGATACTCTTACACAGCCTTTTTCGTGTCACACAGAAGTCGAGGCCGCGAGTGGCCAGTTCACTGTTTTGCAGGTTGCCGGCGGAACAGCGGACGGGACAATTTACAGGACAAATTACGGTGCAACGGACGTTTCGACCGCTTTTACAGGGTCTTTGACAATGGAATATGACGGACAAGGACATGACCTGTTCTTGGATGAAATAGTTGTAAGAGTAAATGGGGCTTGCACCTTAACGCCTTATGCAGACACCATAGCAAAAGATGCAATAACAATAGCAACATAGGAGGATAACATGGAAGAAAAATCAGGAGCAAAGGCTATAATGGGCGCAAGCGTTGAATCTCAAAGAGATATGCTTTTAAGGGCCATTGCCGGTTCACGCTGGAACTTTGAGTGCTACGACAAGGATGGAAACCTTAAGTGGGCAGAGTTAGACCGGCCTAACATTATCACCGACGAAGGTTTGAATGCTTGGCTTAATATCATGTTTCACGGTGCGACACAGATTACTGATTGGTATATCTTCCCCGTTGAAACCGATACCACAGCGGAAACGACTATGACTTATGCAGTTCCTGTATTTACCGAATGGGACGGATATTCAGAACTCACCAGACAGGTATTTACGGCGGCGGAATCAACGGCTAAGTCCATTACAAATTCAGCAAGTAAAGCAGTTTATACCTCAGAGGAAGCCAAAACTCTTTACGGCGGGGCCTTGGTGGGTGGTGGAACGGCAGCAGATACTATCAGCGACGTGTTAGGCGGCGGGACACTGTTCTGCTACTCAAAGTTCAGTGCCGGCAAGCCGGTTGAGAACACCGATACGTTTAAGATTTATTGCACCATTAATATCGCAAACGCATAGGATTTTGAATGGCTTGGTTAACCAATTATAGTTATAGAAAAAGCATCACCCTAAGCAGGGCTTCCGGTGCTGTAACTAATTATCAGATGAAACTGCTGGTCGGCGAGACTTCCGGTGCAACAGGAGAGGATGTTGACTGCGGCGGACTTTGTCTTTCTACGTTTAACGATATTCGATTCACCAAGTCAGACGGGACTACGCTTCTGGATTATTGGATTGAGTCAATATCAGGAGCGACCCCGAACCAGTTGGCGACTATTTGGATTGAGTTCGATTCCATTGGAACCGATGCAACAACTTTCTATATGTATTATGGGAAAACAGACGCGCCCGCGGCGAGTAACGGCGCAAATACGTGGGCTTTCTTTGATGATTTTACATCCCTGGATAACTGGACAACAGTAGATGGAGAGCCATCAATTGGTTCTTCTATTGTAATATTATCCCCTCAAACCACAATTAAAAGAACCACCACTGGGCCTGTGTATCCATTGAAAATGGTAATAAGAGCAAAGTTCTCTGCTAAAACAATTACTGATTATTGGATTGGTATTGAGTTTGCTAGGGACACGGACAAAAATTATAATTGTGGATTTATGACCGTGGCAGATAAATTTTATAAAAATTCTTATGATGGGGCAGTCGGTAGTGTTGAGATTACGAATTATGCGGATAATGCATATCATACGTTTTTTACGGGAATAGTGGCTTCTGATTATGCTAAATTTATCGTTGATAATATGGATGAAGGAACACTCACGACACACATCCCATCTAACGCGAACGATATTTGGTTTGTCAATCATCCTACTTCTTCGTCAGGTCAAACTCTTTATGTAGATTGGGTTGCGATAGGAACATTTCAACAAGTTGAACCGGCATGGGGGGCGTGGGGAACTCAAGAAAACGAAGGTTCCGAAACTATAGAGTCAGCAGCGACAACTGATTCTATGGTTGGTGAATCTCAAATTGAATTCACAACCGAATCGGCATCCGCGTCCGATTTGATGGAAGCATTACTTTTGGTGGATTCTATCTCTGAATCAGCAGTTGCTTCGGATGCTTTCGGTGATGAAAGAACTGCTTACGGGCCTACTACGGAATCAGCAGAAGCCACCGACACAATGGACGCCCTGCATTTAGTGGACTACACCACTGAATCGGCGGTTGCTTTGGGCTTAATGGAATCCGCCGACATGATTCGCAAGAGAATTAGATTTCCCAATCTTCAAGGAAAGCACTTGAGCTTGAAGTTTGAATCGGCCACGGACGGGAGTTTTGCGCTTTATTATTTAAGGCACAAGATGTTTAAGACCAGAGAATTAACATCCGACCAGAAGCATCCGAACGCACAGGCCAGCCATATAAGCCTGAAATTGAGTAATTCTGGAAGTGATGCTTTTACTTTAATGTATGTATCAGAAAAGATGCAGGTAGTGACGACATGAGGATTCCGG